TTTATATTTGAATAATCTTTTGTTGAATTGTTTTTTGCATATTCAGATTTTATTTCCTTTATTCTACTTAAAAACTCTTCTTCTCTTTCAATATCCAAAGAGAACCCCATATCGTGAATAAAGGTCAAAAAGTTTTTTGATGCTCCGCAATTAAAACATCTGTAGTGTAAATTGTGTTTGAAAAGATAACCACGTTTTTTAGATAACTCTTTTTTTGAATCTCCACAAATAGGACAAGCAAAATTGAAATAATCTTCACGTTCAATTACCTTTCTTTTTTTGAATAGATAATCTTCTTTGAATTTCTTCTTTAATATATCAGAAATTATAGAATAAAACGAAAAAGAGGATGCTTCAATATTAGAAGCATCCTCATTCTCAATTGAAATATTATTCAATAAAATCTTGTTAATGTTTGTATTATTTTCTACTTCTACTAACATGATTTTTATTTCTTTCTATTTTTTAGTTGCCGATTAAGTCCATTAATTCATCTTCTGTAATAGAACTATCAGAACTTGAAACCGTGCTTGATTGAACACTAGGTGAAGAATTGCCAATAATACTATCCAACTCAGAATCAAATGAATTTACAGAAGAAGCAACTGATGACGTTGTATTTGTTTTTGATTGACTTTGAAGACTCGCTAAAGCACGTCCAGTTTCACCACTTACTGTATTTCGAATAACTTCGTTTACAAAGTCAGTAGTTTCCTGATTCCATGGTTTAAACTCAAATGGTGTCATATCAGGTGCATTAGTTTTCAAAAAGTTTACAATCTTCTCAAAATCTTGTTCGGTTTTCTCCATTGGTTTTCCGTCAATATGAATTGGAACTGCGATATTACCAAATTCAGAATCATCGTAGTTGTTATAATCACTTACAATCTTTACTTTCAGATTAAAGATATAACCATCGAAAAGGTCGAATACTTCTTTTTTCTGTTCATATTTTCCTTCAGGTTTCAATGCTTTCTGAATCTTGTTGTAAATCTTGATTCCATATTGGAAAGGCATCAATTTACCATTCATTTCAGGATGTTGAGGGTCATCGATAATCTGAATAATAGAATAAAATTGCTGACGACGAGAAAATGCAGAAGCCAGATTTTTATCTGCTTGATTTTTACTGTAATAGAGTTTTGCCCATGTCTTTTGAATAATAGATTCTTCACCAACAGAAGAAGGACAATCAACATATCGCTTTTGACCGTTGACTGGATTCTCCATATAGGCTCTCCATTTTTCAATTACAGATTTGGACTTATCTTGTGGGTTGCGAATAAAACGAATAGCGGCACTGTAAACACCATTAGGCGGAGGGGTTGGTTTGTAAAAGTCGACTTTATTGACTTTTTCTTTCGTTACCAAAACATCGTCGGCAGACATTGGGCTAAAAATATCGTTGAAGTTAATGCTAGACATAAAAGTATTTTAAGTTATATTTAAGTAAAATTAAGAATTGTTAGAGAAATGTAGATACTGTAAGTATGAACCTTTCTACTCTATTTATACGTTTGGGAAAGTAAAATGTTATGAATTAATGTATCTATGTATTTTTTCTAATATGGTTTCTATTTTTGGAATTTCGTGATTATCAATCTCCATAAAAATTGCAGGTCCGTTAAACCAGACCTCGTGTCCGTTATGTGATTTAGGAATATTATCCAATTCAGATATATTCTGAATTAACTCAAAATTATTTTTAATAGGATTGAGTAATTCTTGAAAATAATCTATCAATGTTTTATTATTATCATTGCAGTAATAATGAATACTTTCTAATATATTTTGTTCTCTGGTATTAGCACGGATAAGACGAATTAAACCTCTAAATTTATATTCAGTTAATATGTCATCATTTATTATTTTAAGATTAGTAATTAATGAATTATATGAATCTTCTTGTACATCTAAATTTATTTTATCAGAATATTCTTTAAATATTTTATATAAAACCAAAGAAAAACTTTCTATATTAGGTTCTATATTTTGAGAACCGATAGTTATTGTTTTTTTAATTGTATTAGAAAATGAATGAATTAAATCAGAAGCAGGACAAACACCAATATTAGTAGTCGATATATTTAATGGAAAAATTACATAAGTAGAATGTCCAAATTGAGAAGCATAATCATAATCAGTAGATGCAATAGTACATTCTTTTTTACGTGAGGGATAATCTTTCCAATCTGAGTGTTCACTCATCCATAGATTGTGAATAGCATCAAAATTTTCAGTAGCAAAGGAAATACTTTTTCTAGTTGCTTTTGGATTTATTATCTTAAACTTAGATTGTATATGATAATCAGTACCTCTAAACAAAAGAGAATCAAATGGATTAGTATTATACATATCTTCATATTTGTATAATACACTTCTAATTAATTCATTTGATTCTTCTTCGGTAGTGTTACTGTCAAATGATTCAAATGTCTTTATGTAATTTTTTTTCATTTATCGATTTTTATTAGATTACCAATCGCTTCTTCTATTAATTCAATATAAAGACTTTTTTCATTTACTATATTTCTATATTGAAAAAAATTATCATTATTTAAATTGATATAATCACCATTAAACCAAACTTCATTATTATACAATCTTTCTTTCGAGACTATCTCCAAAAAATCAATAACACCTTCAACTAATAAAAAATTATTATTTTTCGGGTCTAGTAATTTTTCTACATATTCGAATAGAGTAATGTTATTTGGTAAATTAATAAATTTTTTAATAGAGAAATTTATAAATTCATCATCTATTTTATCTATATCAAGGTTTTTATCTTTTTTGAGAACATTAAAATATTCTTGAATATAATTTAATACATTTATAAGTTCTTCATAAGATTCATATAAATATTTTGTATTGAATTTTATATCGTCAGTATATTTTTGAATGTAATTTAATACAGATAGTATATAGTGTGAAAAGTCTATTAGAGTATTTTTGGAATCATCTTCGTCTAAATTAAATGACCTAAACATATCATTCTTTGGACATATACCAAATTTAGTATTTTTTATATTCAATGGTATTACTATATTTGTATAACCAAAATTATTTGCAAAATCATAACTAGTAGTACAAATATTAGCACTGTATTTTCTTGATGGATATTGTTTCCATTTTTCATTATTATCAAACCATACACTCCAAAACGCATCTAGTTCACTATTTGATTTATATGATGAAGAATTACGTTTTTGTCTAGGTATTACATAACCTATGGTAATACTAGAATTATTTAATACTTTAGAATTATATTTTATAGTATTTTGTCCTGTATAATCAGAACCTCTAAAGATTGGGCGTACTATATTTGAATTTTCTTTTAGTACATTTAAATACTCGGTTAGAGAAAGTAATATTTCATTACTTGTATATTGTCTAGATTCATTTAAATAAGAACTATAATCCAAAGTATATGTTTTTCTATTCTTCATTCTTCTTTTTTAATTCTTGTTCTCTTGTATTAAAGTATAATAACTCTGCTATGAAACAAGCATCTATCATATCACTAATAGGACTTATCACCTCTCCGTTCTTCTTTACTAATTCTTTTTCATTTGTTCGGCAATACTCTTTTAATTCATTCTCTTCTATGTTTTTATTATTCAAAAAAGAATCAAACATATCTTTCTTTTTAAACTTACCACTTCCTGCAAACTTCTTGATAGAAGTAGGAGGATAGAAATGTAATAGTTCTATTTTATTATTTATTAATTCATAAAGTTTCATTCTAAGATAATAAGAGTAACCTGCAATATCTAATGCTCTAGAACCTACACTACCAAAAGACAAACCCTCAACAGCATAATAAACATTAGAATAACATAAAAAACAGACACGTTTAGTGATATACTGGATAATACTATTTACATAAGAATAACAATCAACAACCTTACTACCTGTATCTAGGTTATAATTACTTAACATACTTACCCTCTCAAAGGGATTAAAGTACTCTATTTCTACGTTCCCAGTAGGCATTTTGTTTATTATTTCTTTTTCTTTTTTTGTGAGTGTTTTACGAATTATTGAAAAAAAGAAATATTCCTTCTTACCTGTTAAAATGTCTTCTTCTAGAAAACAAATTCCAGGAGAAGACATACTAAAATCAATTCCTATGTAAAGATTTTTTTCTTTAGACATTTTATTTTTTTTCTAAATTAGTAATTATTTCTTCAATTAAAGAAATGTATAATTTTGAATCATTTGATATTTTTTCATAGTAATCACCAGATTCCATGAATAGACTTATATAATCTCCGTTGAACCAAACTTCATTGTTTACCAATCTATTATTATGTATTTTTAATAATAGTTCCTCTGTATTTAAGGATAGCATAAATGAATTGTAACTTGGTGACATCATATCTACAAAATAGTCTTGTAATGTGTAGGTATCTTTAATTAAATTCATTATTTGTTTATACAAATTAATATATCTATCATTATTCATTCCATAATCGTTAAAGCACCTTTTTAATTTTGCTATATCTAAATCCTCATTTTTATTCAATTCTTCCATAAAATATTCTTGAAGATAATCCAAAACTGATAAAAGTTCTTGATAAGAATCAAATAATTTATAAATATCAAATTTATATTCTCCCTTCTCTTTTTGCACAAAATTCAATAATATAGTAAAAAAATTGCAAAATGATTTAATCATTAATTTAGTTTCCTCGTATAGAAATCCAAAACTCGTAAACAAATCATTATCACTACATATACCAAATTTTGTATTTTGATTATCAACAGGTATTACTATTTGAACATCACCGTAATTATATGCGTATCTGGAGTTAGTGGTACAAATATTTGCTCTAATTTTCCTAGAAGGATATTTTTCCCATGTTTTATTATTAGACAACCACATACTCCACATACTATCGTATCCTGGGTTTTCGGCTGTTAGTGATGTTCTATTTTCTCTAGGCTTTACATATTTTAGAACAGCTTCATAGTTATTAAACACATTAGACAATTCAAAACTAGCTATTCTTCCTTTAATCGAATGACTCGCCCCTCTGAATATAGGTCGCGCGTATTCTGGTTTGGATTTAAGAATTTCTAAATATTCTTTTAAACTGATTAACACACTAGGAAAATTAGAAATATTATTGCTTTCTAAAATATATGAATTATAATCTAATGTAAATTTTTTCATAGAACACTCTCTAAATTTGAAATTGCTTCTTCTATTAAATTTATATATTCGTTACTCGATATTGAAAGTTTATGATATAGGTGTGTTTCGTCTATGTAAATTGCAATATAATCACCATTGAACCAAATTTCATTATCATTTAACTCACTGTTTTTTATTTTGGAAAGTAAATCTGTAATATTGTTGGCTAACTGAAATCCATTTTTTGTTGGATTTAACATTTTACTAACAAAGTTAGATATATTCTTATTGTTTGATTTATAAAAATTGTATATAGTTTCAAACCAGTTATTATATGAATTGGAAAATGGTTTATACTCTTCTATATTAAAAGTTTCATCTTTTATTAATTCCAAGAAATAATTATCCAAATAGTTAAAAACTTTAAATATTTGTTCGTATGATTCAAATAATTTTTCAGTTTGGAATATATTATCTTTTTTTTCTTTTTGTATATTATCTGTTAAAAATATAAAAAAATCACAAAATTGCTTAACAGTTAAACTAAGTTTATCAATTATTTTAAAACTATCAAATAAATCATTATTACCACAAATACCAAATTTTGTATTTTTTATATTTACTGGTATTACAATTTTTGGAATACCAAAAATTCCAGCATAATCATAATCAGTAGTACAAATATTAGCATTGTGTTTTCTTGATGGATATTTTTTCCAATCTGTATTATTTGATAACCATAAATTCCACAAAGAATCATACCCGTAATTAGGAGCATTTAACGAATTTCTACTTTCTAATGGTTTTACATAATTTATTACGCCAAATGTGCTTTGATAATCAAATGAAAATATTCTTTCGCCAGAATTTTTATGATTTACACCTCTAAATATTGGTCGAGCATATTCGGGATTTTGTTTTAATATATTCAAATACTCTTTTAAAGAAGAAAGAACTGTATTTTTCTGTTCTTTATCGGAATTTTCGTTAATATAGGATGTATAATCTAGTGTATATGATTTCATTACAAATTTTAATTTGGTTTCAATGTATAACCACCAGTCGAATTTGTTCTAACTGGTGAAAAATCAGAAAAGAATTCAATTTGAGAAAATTTCATTTCTATAGAAAATGTTCTAAATTCAGGAACATCAGAACTATATGAAAGTTCTAAATCGGATATTGCAGATAGAACTATATCAGATATTAAGAAGGTTGCTGCATTATGACCAAATTGGTCGAGAATAGTTAATCTAATAGGTGGTAAAAATCTATCGCTATTATGAAAACTGTAAAATAGTATAAACTGGTCTAACAATATAAAATAATTTACAAAACCACTTATTGTTTTGAAATTAATAGTCAATGTTCTATTACTATAAGAAGATGCATCAAAACCACCCTTATCAAATGTTCTTGTATTTCTAGTAACTCTTTCTACTGTTTCAAATTGAAATCCCGGAAATGTACAAGATTGTATAGTAGAATTTAAAAAATCCGTAACCGTTTCAAATGGTTGCGGAAGTCTTTTAATATAAGTTAGATACTTTTCTTGAATTTCATCGTATAACCAATTTTGTGGTATAGATATTAGAAAATTTGATTGGTCTGAATTTGTATACATTTTTTAGTATTAAAAATTTACTAATTGTAATATTTTTCTTTGTCGCGGAGTTATAATAAATTCGGCTTGTTCTCTTGTAAGAAAAATAGCAACATCTACCTCATCTTCTTGTAATTCAAATGATTTAATATAAGGTCCTTTTATTCCAATTTCGCTCCAATCATTAATTGGACATGTATAAATCAACAATGTTTTTTTTCTTCCATTCATTGTAGATGTATATTCAATTCGTTCTGGTGAATCGGGATTACTAATTTTATCTTTAGATATAGATAACCCTACTTCTTCCTCTAATTCTCTTAATGCAGAATTTACTGTATTTTCATCTTCGGAATCTACCATACCTTTTGGTATAGACCATTCTTCAAGATTGGTTGCTCTTACTAGCAATATCATGCCTTTACAAGTAATGGCGATACCAGCAGATGTAATATCTTTATTTGAAAAATCTTCCGCCTCTGTAATAGCTTCTTTATATGATAACATAAAATTAATATTCTTTTTTAATTATTTTGCAGGTGTAGTGGCTTTAGTGAAAGCATCTTGGAATTTTTGAATCAATGTAGATTGGTCTACATTGATTTCTGCTGCTAATGCAGAAGAAAGTAAAATTTCTGACATTCTTTGTTGATATGCAGTCAAATCTTTAATTTGATTAGCTTGAATATTAGGGTCTGCTGATAAATTCGTTCGTTCTAGTATAGAAAGTAAGTCTGTAGAAATTCTTGCTAAATCTACTCTTAAAGTATTGATATTTGTTATCTTTTCGTCCAAAATAGAGCTTTTTATCGACTGTTCGAGTGCTTTTATTTGTACTGGTGATAATTCAATAGAATACACACCAGAGTATATCATAATCTCACTCGAATTACTTACACTATCATTTGAATTGATTACGATGTAATAATTTCTATTTGTAAAATCATTTAGTTTAGTTACTACTGTCTTAGGTATGTTAAAATATATTTCTCCTGGCTTTACATTTGCTGTATTACCAGAAGAATTTAAAGAACTTACACGAATAGGATTTCCTGTATTATCTAAGAACATTAAATTAATTCTCAATGTTCCATCATCAATAATACTCGTAAGTAAACTTGGATTGGTAGAATTTTCAGTTTCGTAAATATTGAACTTTACATAATTATTGACTAAATTCAAATTAAGTATTCCAGTTCCTTGTTTATAGATTACTGTATTATCTGTAAATGAATTTGGGTCAACTTGTCCGAGTGCAATAGTTCTTAATGGATTTGTAATAGTATCTGATAGATTTCCACCATTAGGTAATGCACCTAGAATAAGTGAATTTAAACTTACTGAAATATTTTGAATATTAATTGGAACAAATGGAATAGAAGAGACTCTCGAAGAAGTATTTGTTTCTATAAAATTTGCATTGTAAAGTGCAGGTGTAAGAATGCTTTCGCGGAGTGCATTTACATCGGTAGGTAATGGCAAAGATGGGTCTGCTATTCGATTTATAATTCTTGGTGCTCCATCTGCATTTATATTCAATTTGTTTAACTTTGCACCATATTTTGCAGGATTACGAATAGTAACAGAACCATAACGAATAATAGAAGTATTATTCAATCTATCTATTACTCTCAATCTATAATCAATACTTGCACCAACAGCAAGACCATCTGTAATAATTGGTCTAAATCTAAATGGTCTATCAAAAAATTTATCTTCTATGTGTGAATACGAAGCTGTCTTTAATTCACCTTGATAACCTGCTTGTGTATTTAAATGTTCTATTACATCTAATTCGTGAATTACTTGCATTAATTTACCTTTTCTATTTTGTAAATCAATGTATTCTGCAAGATATTCACCATTATAAGTACCCGAATATTCAAAATAATCACCAGCATCAGATTCTACAATATTTGCCGCAAGAAATACTTCCGAATCTGCTTTTGGAATATCAAATTTAAGAATTGATTGATTGTTATCAAGAAGAAGTGGTGAAGCATATAGATAGATTTGATTACCAAAAGACCTCGTTACTTTACTAATTTGATACATCGAAACCAAAATACGAGGAGCAAGATATGTACTATCTATATTTGCATTTTTTGCTAATTCCGTATATTTTGGGTCAGTAAAAATAAAACTATCAGGAACATTTTCTGGTGTTACAGTAATCTCTTGTAAAGATGGAATATAAAATTCTACATACTTATCGTATGTTCTTTGTTCGAGAATAAATGGTCTGTCTAATAATTCAAATGGATTATTCGAACCAATAAATGCTTGTGATGCAGGAATGGTAGTTAATGTTCCATCTCTTCTTGTAAATGCTACTTCACAAATCAATCCTGCTATATTTGTAAATCTATAACCACTAATAAAATAGATTCTAATTCTATCATATTTGATTAAATAATTTGAAGGATTGCTTTGAAATGTTGGAGTAAATGAAAGTGTACCGAAAGAATTAGTAAATCCTTCAAATGGTGTATAATCATTTAATTGTAACCAAACATCAGATGATATTTGCACTGCCGTTCTCGACAAATCATTTTTTATAATAGAGAACGGTCCAACAGGATTGGTTTCACTATATCCTATTTGATATGATAAACCATCTACACCATTTTGTATTCTTAAAAATGCCGAACTATCTGTACCTTGAATAGGAACAGTTTTCGCATCATACGTTATTTCTAATAACATTGTATCAGAAATTGAAGTATAGTGTTTAAGTAAATTTGTTGCTACTGGCATTTTTTAATTTACAAGTTTAATTTTTGTAATGTATGTTGTATCTGAATTAGTAGAATTGGATGGAATAATTATTCTACATTTAACATCTATTGTATCAAAATCAGGTGTTGTTCCAGTAAATGTAATAGAAACATTTCTCAAATTAGTTAGTGAATTAAACACATAACTAATTCCTGTAGAATAAGTATCAATAGTCCATTGATATATCCATTCATCTCTATTGATATTCAATCCTTCGTTAATTAGATTGATAGCAGTAAAAATCAATTCCTCACCTGTCTTTACAGTAACAATATTTTTAGTCGTACTAAGGGACATATTCAAATGGTAATATTTCTATAGGAGTAATTCCTTTATATTCTTCATCCACTATAATTGATTGTGCAGTAATATTTCCTGAGAAAAATATAGAAGTATTATTAGCAGAGAAATAGTTATTTACATTTGTAAAATTATCATTAATAGAACAATACAAAGAAAAACTATCGTTTAATTTATTGAATCCATTTGGCTGAATATTAACATTTAATGAACTAACGTATTCAGAAAATTCGGGATTTAAATTAAAATTAGATAAAGACGAACCTAATTTGTAAATAGAATTTGTACTTTCATAGGAACTTAAACAAGCACCAATTGTTCTCGTAATATCGATTCTAAAATTAGAAACATAAAAACTTACTGGTGCAGCCTGCTCTTTTTGCAGAACGATAAAATATTCTATAAACCACAACTTTCCCAAACGTTTGAACTGAATATAAGAATCATCTCTCAATCTCAAATAATTTTGATAAGTATAATACAAATCAGTATTACCTGATATATCTTTAACTCTTATAAATGGAAGTGCAAGATTTTCAGAATCTATTCGAATAAAATCTTCTGTTTCATTTCCGTTTAAATCATTCCACAAACCAATATATCCAGAATACGGTACTGTATTGATTAAGACATCAGTATTTGCGGATTTCTTTACATTCAATTTTACAAAATGTTCTTTCGACGGGTCTGTTTCTCCTTCTACTTCAATCAAGAATGAATTATAAGAATCATTTTTCTGAAACGTTGTTGTATCTCCAGTAAATACAAATTTTCCTATATGATTAGGAATGAATACATTTTTCTGAAATGTTACTGAAAATTCTTCTGTGTTGTTATTCTTATTTGCATCTATATTTACTGTAAAGCCTGATTTTTTGAGAAATTCTTTTGATTTTTTAATATTGGATGAATTGGATAGATATACGTGTCTTCCTTTTGAATTTACTCTATCAGATGCTAAAATTTTTAATCTATAATCACGATAATTTTCGGGACTATAATCAGTAGTAAATTTTGCAGTATCAGTATATACATCTAATGTAGAAAGAGAATCGCCAAATAAATCAGAAAGTAGAAATGTAATATCTACTCTTCTATTTGTAATCGTAGATTCTTTATCTGAAGTAAATGTTTCATTACTTCCAATAGAATTGTAAAATTTTAGAAGATTGCGAAATGATTCATCAGAAGGTCCTTCTTTTCCTCTTGCACCAATCAAGCCAACTCGCCCGCGTTCTACTGATGAATACGAAGAACTAACTTTAACCTCACGAAAGTTTTGATTAATTTTATCAATTACTTTGGCAAAGTCATCTGTTAGTAAAATTGGTTCGAGTTGTATATTAGATTCTAAATTCTTCTCAAAGTTCATAGTTTAGCCAATTAAGTTTTTCTTCTAATGCAAAAAATTTCAACAATTTTACAACAAATGGATAACGAGCACTTACATAATTATCGTAATCAACTATTGTATTATATGTATAGTTATTCAAAAAAATTGAATATTTTCTCTCTACTGATTCTCTAACCAAATTTCCAGCATTATCAAATTCAATACAAGGAAGCGAAAATATCTTCGAAGATTGTATATCAAAAAATTGTAAATCAGACAATCCCTCTTTTGCTAAAATATATTCACTACCATTTGGTTCTGAAAAATTTATCTTATCATCATTAAATATCAAAGAATTATCGTACAATCTTTCATCTAATGTAAAAAGTGTATCAATAATTGTATTGTATTTATTTAATGGTTCTATTACAAGTTTATATTCTTTTCCCAATACAAATTTATTTGAAATTGTTTGGTCAATATTTGATATTCTTATTCTAAGTGGAAAATTTTCTACCCACTCAAAATTATTAGAATAAAACAAATCAATTAAATTATTTGATACATCGTATATTTTACAAACTTTAATCTCCCAATTAGCATTAAATCCCGAAACATCGATAGCATTAAAATAAGAATCTAATTTTTTGAAAAGATTAATCTTAGATAGATATTCAGAATTTCTAGGATATAGAAAAAATTGTTTTGTTTGATTCAATGATGAATAATTTCTAATATCTTGAATATTAACTTTATATTTCGATACTGCTGTAATATCATTAAACCGAATAGAATCTAAATTATTCAAAGAACGTATAAAATTACATTCAATAAAATGTTTTTGATTAAATTCATTTTTAGAATAAAATACTATAGTATTTGCATTTATTCTTTCTACTTCGTAAGTTCTATTTACAAATGTATTAAATGCTCTGACTAAATTAAAAGATATATCTTCTATATCTTTTCTTGAAAAATATATTACTTGCTCGGAGGATTTAGTAGATTTAAATCTTATTTCTCCTACATTCTCTATAGAAAATCTTTTTGTACAATTAAACAAATCTATACACTCAAATACACTCTTTTCTACTAATTCATCAAAATAGAGAGTTTCAACCAGAAATGTATCCATTCCTAGAATATCACCATTTTGACCGTAGAATGTAAGGAAGCACTCATCACCTACAAAAACATCCTTAAATTTGAGTTTATCGACTCTAAATTCGACTAAATCCACGTTTTCCACCCCTATTTTTGACCTAAAATCAGTTACCTTGATATTGTACTCAATTGGAGTGTAATTCTCTACATTATATAAACTATAGCTATCGTTATTTGTAAATATTCCTTTCCACCTAAAGTTACCATTTCTATTTAATGCATTGTTTTGAATAGTTATACTATCACCTTCCTTAAAATCCCCAAAATTTAGAACGATTGATTCTCTATGTTTTCCAGAATTAATCTGTGAAAAGAAAGCATTGAAATCATTTTTATCTGATGTACCAAATACATTCTCGATAGGATAATTCTTATTATATCCTGCTACTTTAAGATTTAGAGTATTTGTATTTTGAATAAATTGTGTAGATGATAGAATATCTATATTATTTTGCTTATTCAAAAAACCATAAAAAGAATAATTTTTTGTTTTTTCTACAAAATTAAGAATTGGTGTTTCTATATCTTTATTTTCTAATTTTATAAAATTAGTAGAATTTTCCAGTGTATAGACTTTATCCGAATATTTACCTGATTGGCAATAAATCACTGTATTACCAAATAGATTGTAGTATTGTACTTTCTTAAATGTCTGAAGAAAATAGTCATCAAATTTATAGAAACCATTTAATTCTGGATTCAATTCAGATATTTTCAAAAATATATCAGTCTCTTTTAGTACAACATCTTCATAAAAAACTTGTGCTGTTTCTGAATTATAAATGAATTCGGTATCATCATCTATAATTAATTTTACTGCTATATCAACAGTATTATAGAATAAAGATTTATTTGATATACTTACATTCAGAAAATTATTCTGCGAATTATTTGTATTCAAAAAATCTTTATCGGTTGAAAAATCCACAATATCAGAATTAGAGTAAAATTCGTTATTCGGTAGATTGTAGAAAATTTTTGTTTCAATTTTCTTATTTAGATATGGATTAGTAGAATCTATATTTGGTAATAAGTCCAAAGAAAAATTTAAAGTGTCTTTGAATGATTGAAGGGAATTTGAAGAATTGCAATAATAGCCACAAATAGTATATTTTGATAAATCTAATTCTACGTTTGTATTGAAGAGAAATTCCAAATTAAGTATTCTTGGATTGACATTCTTTGTTCTTGACCAAGATTTCCTCAACCAATTTCTAAATATGTTTTCTAATTGAGATTGTGTAAGACCTGTTTCTTGAAATTGTATATTTCTGTTGAACATTTCGATAGTAGATGCATGAACACCTAAATTCAATGACAAACCAAAAATTTCATATGTTTCTAAACTAAATTCAAATGTGTTCGGACCGGTTGCATATATCGAAGAACCACTTACAGGCTGAACGAGTGCTGTTTTATATGATTGTGAGTCGACATCCCAATAATTATTTTTTGAATTGTTTAATGCGTGTTCGTAAATATATTTTCCAAGAGCACTTCTGTCTTTTCTAATATCAAAGGAATTGAGTGGAATAGAATTATAAAACAAAACTTCCAAGTAATTATCTTTATTACTTACTTGGTCGAGTAATGAATTTTCTACTGCACAAATATTAAAAAATTCAGGTAGGTTTGATACATCATCTCCTATAAAAAGTGGAGCAAAATAATAGTAATTTTCATCGTATAGATTAGATTCTAAATTATTACCACCTGTTTTATAGAATGATTCATATTGAACAGATTTATCAAAAAAACTATTTGGTGCAGATTTAATAGCAGAATAAAACAATGCCAAATCCATAGAATAACCTAAATTCGATGTTGATTCAAATTTAGTAAGTATAGCAGTGTTTAATTCTGATGTAATAGGAATAGAGGACAAATATACTTTGTCCTCTAGTTCTGAATATCTAATTTTAACATTTCCTGTAACAGTCGGGTCTGTAAATGTAAGTGGTTTAATAATATATGAATTAAACTCATTCATTACAGAAAGACTGTCAAAACTATAATTCATATATTATTATGGTGATAATTGATTTACTTTTAATTCTAGTTCGCTGATTCTTGTATTTGATGCGTCTAACAATTGCGTTAATTCAATCAAACGAATAGAATTTACTTCCAATTGAGAATTTATAATAGAAGTTAGTTGTGTAGATTCTATATTTGATAACAATACTTGTGTATCCGTTTCATCCAGAATATCATCAGGAAATGCCACTTGAACAGGATTTGACCAATCAGATAAAGTTCCATTAGAGGGCCAGCCTGCTTCTGAAATAGATTTAATTCTTATTTCTACTATCTCTCCACGAGTAATAGGAATTGATATTTGATTAATATTATTTTCGTCGGCATCTTGTACATTTTCTACTGCCCACTTAAATCTTCCCGTTAATTCATCAAATTCCTTCTTTCGAACAGGACTTGTTATTCTATTCCACGGAGAGAAATAACCAATTCTTTTTTCTCCTGAATTTCCTACAAAATTAATTTGTGTAGCATTTGAATTAGACTCTTGTTGTTGTCTAGACAATTCTGACGCTTGTGTCGAATTTACTGCTTGTGCATTTAAACTCAAATATCTATATTCTACAATAAATTGTACTATTTCTTGAAATCCTGTTCTATTATCAAATTTTGCATTTGGAATGGGCCAGAATCCTTGAATCTGATATTTAGGGTCAAGATTTACATCTTTAGCTTTTCCGAATGTTTTCAATTGTTCTTGTACTGCATTTTGCAGTGTAGTGTCAATATTTCTCTGTGTAATCAGTTCATCTATATTTTTTCTCAATTCTTCTAATTGCGCTTCTTCCTCTGCTTTTTGTTCAATTTCTTCTGGAGTTTGCGGTACACCAAGAAATCTTGTCCTTGATAATTTCTCATAGGCGGCAGTTAAAATAGAAAGTTCAGAATTATACGAAAGAATTTTACCAGACAAACGAGCTAAATCTTTACTAATTTTTGCTAGTTCTTGTGTATTTTGGGTATTAAGTTTGTGTGTATTTACCTTAACAACTTTGAAATTATCTTTCGATATAGTTGGTGCATCAGGTTTCAATGCAAAAATAGCAGGAATTTTGAAATCTGTTACTTGACCTAATAGACTTACTCCATAATCAGTAACAAAATTATTATAATAATCTGCAAAGTTAATAGTTCCCGTAGATGTTTCTGTTACTAAATCATTTGTATAAAATCCTACACCATCAGACCATTGAGTATCCATTATATTGAAATAAGGGTCGATTGGACGAATGAATATAACTTGTCTTTCATCAAAACTTACACCAATATCTAAATACAATTCCTTCTCTGGTGTGGATGCAATAGAAAGTGTATCTACACCCATAGAAATAGGAGATTCGCCTTCTAACTGAAGAACTTTAATACTTTCTGTAGCAGAATCAACAGACAAAACTCTATATGTTGTGTTATCGCCTGTGTATAATACATCTCCTATTTTCAAAAACATTTCTTGATAGTTTCCTCTATCATATTGAGAATAATTCAATGTATTCAAAAAATATTCGGATTCTGTAATAGGAGTATTAGGTTTAATTCCTACTACACTAAAACTTCCAATATTTTTAATAAATCCAGGAGGTAATTGTTCTACTTTTTCATCTATTTGATATGGGATTTCTTGCGAAGCTAAATCTATAATAAGTGTATTATAGTCTATATCGTTTTTTCCTTTATATCTATCGTTGAAGAATTTTATTTGTTTATTAGTTCTTGGTCTAATAATTATTCTTTGAATTTGTACGTCTTTTGAGTAAAAATCAACTTTGTTGTTTAGTTTGAATTGTACAAATATCATTGGATTTAGAAAATTTTCTAAAAACCAATTGGGTTTTGTAATAAATCTATTCGGAGCAGTAAGTTCTGTTACACGTGCAGGTGCTTTAATTAGAATACCTTCTGCTGGCTTGAAGTTATTTTTATTCATGCTATTACGAAGACCTCGAATATCACGATTTTGCTTCTCTAATTTAGAATTTACAGATTGCATAGTAGGAACAGTAAATGTTCTCTCTATTCCCTGTTCAGTCTGTACATTAATAGAAACCGTCTCTGAATCAGATGTAAAAATATCTTGTAACTGAGTTAGTAAATTTAATGTAAACTTCGACATCTTAACAAAATAAGACATCGAATCTGATATAGAATTGAATACTTCGTAAAATTTTAGTTTAGCCATTTTTTACTGTTTGTTGAAATTAATTTTTGCAGGTTTTTTCAGTTCTTTCAGAGTAGTAACTGTATCTACCATAGCTTCTGGATAACGACTTCTATATTCTATGTATCGTTGTGGAAATAGACTATCATCTTTATACTTATCAAATTCTTTTTTATCAGCAACAACAACACACAAGTCCTCAATTTTTTCTGTTTTACTTCCTGTCAATGGTTTTAACGTTTCAAATGAAATTCTTGTAACCACCCAATACTTTTCGTTATTTACTATTACATCCAATATAGAAGAAAACCCTACATAAGGACTAAAATCCCCATTCTTATCAAATAAAACAGAATATACATTTGGATAGAGTCTTTTAATCTCTGCGTAAAGTTTTCTATACTTTTCTCTATCAACTTCTCCAAAATAAGATGATTCGTTCAAAAAATCTTGAAAACTTAAAGTGTGAATATTATTATTCATTTTGTATTTTTTAGTTTGGAATATCTATAAAGAAATCGAACGTATCAGGATTATCACAAATTATATCAACATATCGTTTGGATAATAATCCTGGTGTAAAATCTGCTGCTGTTAGTGTTGCAATTTTTGCACCATAAGGTGAAGGATTTCTTAATCTATTTCTTGCATCAGTAAAGATAGTAATATTACTACCAATAGATGCTTCTTGTGTCTCAGTAGAAATAATAGGATTCAAGAACAACAATTCGTCTTTGAAAAATATTCTAAAACTTTGACCACGATTCCATTTTACATCAGTATCATCTATAAAAATTCTAAAATCTTTTTTTGGATATGATGATTGCAAATTTACATTCGATGTATAACTATTCGTAGATATAGAAGATATTCTATAGTAATTAGAAAATTCCTCTAATTTGAATGTATAATTATAGAAATTACCAGAATTATTCCAATCAAGAGGAAATGCTGCTTCTACTTTGTCTGATAGATTATACGAATTAAATGTTGTAGAAAATACAGCCTTTTTAGAACCAGGTTGTCTTTCAATCTTAATACCCAAACCTTCTTCAAACGCAGCTAAATCAAAACTCAGATTGGTTGGTATTTCACCCTTCAATATTTTTTTCAAATCGTCCGATAACTTTACTATCAATTTACCTATTTGAGTAGAATTATCTGCTGACAACACAAATTCATTAGAAGAAACTATTCTTTCTATTTTTGTAATTCTATTTACAAGGTCATCTAATGGCATATTTAATTTATTTACCAAACTAGATAACAAATTGACTTTATCTCTATCCAAACTTTGACTTGCACCACCATCTATAATAGATTGTGCAAGCAATTTCATTTGATTCATTGCGTCCGCAAATAAATCCATAGAAAAAGTGTATCCATTGTCAACTTCTACTTCTACATTAGGAAATAAAAATGGGTCAATTACTCTCAAATCCGTAGGAGCAGATTGATTTGAAATTTTGAGATTAAACTTAAAACTAAATGCATCACCGTTTTGACGGCTCAATGCATTTGGTCTATTTTTCTTCAGTCTTGGAATCCATGATACCGAATTTGCATTTGGTTGTGTTGGTCTATCGATAAAATAAACACCAAATAGATTAGTCGCATGAACCGTTTCCAATCCAGTAGAAGGATTGTTTGAATAAATGTCATAATAAAGAAGCACAGCATTAAATTCAAATGAATCTGTATTCTTTTGTGAATTTAATTCAGAAAATGATGTAACACCTGGTACTATATTATTATATGGATTGATAGTTTTTTCTAATGTAATTCCATCTAACTTAGAACGAACAAATCTAACTGCACCCGAAAGAGGGTCGTTAATGTCCGTACCAAATCCTGAATTTCTATCGGAAAAAATAGCAAAATAATCATTCGTAGCGGTTTCAAATGAGGAAGGCTCTGTTAGATATGCATATGCTTCTGCTGCGGATGTATTAAACCACCAATTATTTGGTGAAGTAGTTGTAAAATAATCTGTATTAAGGTCACCATTGATTGTAATTGGTTCTGGTCCGTGAAGACCAGGTTGTATTTTCTTATAAAGAGACAAAACAGCAAACCCTGGAATATCATCATCTGTTGCACCCTTAAATGTAGAATCGTACATAGCATCTACACGAAGTCCGTCTGGGTGTAACGGGTCTGTAATTATTCTTCCCGAAATTAATTCACGGTCACGGTCTGTTCTATAAAATATTTGTCCTGGTGAATAATTATTATCAGAACTTACTTTAAATAAAGGCGTTTTTGTTCCACCGTGAGCAACAGGAACGTGTGCATATACTTCTGTATAGTTATTATCCTTTGATTCGAAAGCATTTGTAACACCTAATGTACCAATATACTCTACTACTCTTTTATAGTTAGCGGAATTTTTTTCCTCCGAATAATAACCATCTATAATTACACCATTATTATCTTTAGCTGGTTCAAAACGTATTGCCGTAAGTTCTTTCAACCACTTGAAGAATATTCTTTCAGATACAGTAGAATCAATACCCAAATCATACGTTTGAGAACTTAATACTTGACTTTCAAAGTTTAAACAATAATTCTGAAATGATTCTGCAAATTGTTTAGTAGAACTTGTAGTGTCAACATTTAATGGTTTTCGAGCACCAGATTGTGATGCATAAAATTTGATAGTATTTCTATTTACTCCACGTTCATTAAAATCTGGTAAATTCAATAGAGCAAACTTGGAGAATCTAAACTGTTTGGTAGTTGTAGCTTCACCTACATTTAAAGACATTTCTCTTGTTGCACTTGAAAATGTATAGAAAGAACCATTTTGTTCTGCTATTCTTCTAATTATTGGTGTTGAATTTGCCATAAATTGTTATTCTGGTATTGTAATTAATGTTCTAAAAAATGTTCTAAGTGCTCTATAAAAAGGTGTAAGTAAATAATTTTCATCAAACACACTATTTGCACTATAAGCACCATTTGGGAATCGGTTTACTTCTGGTGAATAAATTGGTGCAAGATTCGTAAGTACCATACCGTAGAAATTGCTAGAATTAATTCCAGATTGAATTAAATTGTTAAAAAAACTGTCGTATTTACTTTTTGCTAGATTTTGTCTTGCCAATTTTCCACCTGATGTATTCGAATCATCAAATTGAATATTCTGTAATAATAACTTTATGTTGTTATTATTACATATATTTATAATATCTGATAAAGTAGTAATTGAAGTAATAGTATCAATGTCTTTTAATTTAGATTGAATACTAAATCCTGTTATACTGCCAATTACATCTTTTAGTTGTGTTTTGTAAAATTCAACAAAATACTCAAAGAAGTCAGAATTAAATGAACTATTTGTTATGTTAAAGATATTTGGTATCTGTATGAAAAATGTAATATCAGGAAAAAAATGTCTATATGCATTTATTAATTCATATACTACGGATGTATAATCTTCAAACAATAAAACACTATTCTTGTAACTATACTCATCCTCTTCGATATTATACTCAAAAAATAAAGAATCAAAATCAAAAATTATACAGTCTAAAATAGAACTATGAAAATTACAAAAATTTTCAATATAATTTTGAATTAATTCTTTATTTAATTTAACAATAGGTGGTAAAGTTTTTATAAAATCATTTATGAAAGAAAAATCTTCTATAAATATACTTTTTGTATTTAATGTATTTGAAAATTCCCTTAGACGTTTCTCTTTTATATTAGAAAAATTAGAATATTTCTCTTCTACTTTTTTAAGTTTGTATGCTTTTATATCGGAATATAGAATATGAGTACAATCTTCTCTTATAAATTCTATACTTCTAGGACCGTCTAAGTATTCATCATTTTTGAAATACGTACCAAATAAAAAGTTTCCTGGAATTATTGATTTAATACCACTGAAAAATGGTTTCATTATTCAAGATTTAGTTGTTCACAAACTGCTTAATAGCACCATTATACAATGCTTTCAAAATCCAAGAATTACCACTAAAGATAAAACTAGCACCCTGCCAATTATCAGTAAATTCAATTGCTGCATTTACTGGCAAGTTTATGATAGATGGTGCAGATTCGGCGAGTGTTTGACCATTTACAATTTTGTAGGTATCGAGACCGATTGGTGTTTGAGGAAGTAATACAAAAACATCCAATGTTTGTCCTATTTTCACACCAGTATTATCAAGACGAACATTGTTTAGAAAATCATTTACATTGCTTACGTTTCTTCCAGAAAAATCAAGAATCATAAATGAATTACCACGTGCATCAATTTTTCCAACAGTATAGGTAGGAAATCCAATCAAACCCAATTGTTTTGTAGCACTCGTAAATTGCATAGCAACTGGTGCATTACGGGCAGAACCGAGTACAAATTCTCTATCTACTCGAAGAGAACCCTGAATAGTTGACAATGAATCTACATTTTTAATATTCAAAATTCCTGTTTCCGAAGTAATATTTGTCTGTGCAGTAAGTGAACCTACCTCCGCAATCTGTCTAACAAGAATATTACCACCGAAAGTGCCAGAGCCATTTGTAGTAAACAAAACGTCTGTAATATTCCCAAGACCTTCTTTTGTAATATCAAGACTTTCAATTCCTAGAATTTTTCTCTGCGAAATGTCAATAATATCAGTAATAGATGCAATACTATCTTGAATAGCAGCAAAATTGTTGTTGATGATATTAAACGCATCTATATAAAATTCTTCTTCAGTTATTCTGTCTAATGTTATCATGTTTTTTTATTATTTACTGTTTTATATTTAAGCCAATTCTTCTTGAATAGAAGTATCTGTGTTGCTTATTTTTTTTAGCACATTTTTGTAAAATTCGCAAAGATGAATTATACAACTATTGTTATATTCATTTATCAATGAACCCGAATTTTTCTCTGTAATGATTCTAAAAAATTCATAATCATTTGGTGCATTAAATCCAGCATGATATTGAAACTTAGCCTCATATATGGAATAAAAATCATTTTCCGAAAATTCAGGATTTGTTTCTTCATAGAAATCAAACAATGATATACAATCGTAATTTAAATCTGAATTTTCAAATCCAAAAAATTTAAGAAAAAAATTCTTATTTTTATCGTCTCGAAATACAAATGTATAGTCTTCGATTATAGAAGTAAAGAAATTAACTATCTCCGTATATGATTTATCAGATTCTATAGAAGATGATTGTAACTGATATGAATAATCTTTATTGAATGTAGCAACCGTTAGAAAAATTATTTCTTCTATTTTTTGCTTTTTACAGAATTTATAATAGAGATATTCTAAATCGTCTGTCTCCATATAATCTTCCTTTTCAGTATCATATGGTGTTATATTCTGTATGTTTTTTGATAATTTATCAGTTACATTTTTTTTAATATTTTCATAATCTACAAAATTTTTGACCATCTTTGGTCGTATAAAAGAATGTATTATGATAAATTTTTTGCGCATTTTAAGTAATACTCCTATTGTTAAAAAATAATTATTACTACTATTCTATAATTATCCAATCATTTTTTCGTCTTGAATAATTATTTCCATTAGTATCACGAATATTCAATTCAATCGAATAATAACCAGGTTCATCAAACATATAATTCATATAATTAGAGAAGTTTCTATAAACAAGTAAATTAGTTTTAGAATTAAATATTCTCCAATGATATTCACTTACATTTTCAATAGTAGATTTATCAGGAACAAATGTAATTACACTTCCTTTATCCATTCGTACTTGGTTATTTATCACAAACGCATTATTGAGTGCATTACCTTGATACCTATTTTTTTTGTTAAAATCTATGAAATTGATAGTATCAATAACATCTTTATATGTATTATCTACATCAGTCATTCGTATACCTCTAATTTCATAGATGGTATTGTTTATAGTATCAGTAACATCGTAATCCAAAATTCTTATTTGAACGCATTCAAATCCATCGATAGTTGTAGATAGTGTAACATTTGCAGAATATTCTTTAAACGAAGTGAAGAATTGTTTTATACTTTCTTTTACAGAAAATAAATCGGACGAATCAATTACAGACAACGAAGACCATTCTTTTTTACCAAATTGAATTTTTTGTCCTTTTGGTATATTAACTAATAATAATGTACCATTTTCATAATCTAATTCTATTCTTGAATTTGGTAGAAATGTACGAACATCGAAATATTTTACATTTTTTGCAGATGCTTTTATGTATGTAGAATCTTGTTCATCTTTTGTAAATGAAAATGATTCAAGTAATGGTATACTACTGTTTACAATATCATTCAGATAATCAGGAGATGTGTAATTTGCAGTAGAATAGTATTTAAGTATTTCATCTCCGCGCTTATTTAAGAATAGTAATCCATCACCTATATTATTAAACTTGAATCTAAATTCCTTTACACCTCTATTGACTGGATTTAACATGATTCCCATATCGATAGATTCTACACGTTGTGCTGGTGTAAAATTGTGTTTCAATATAAAGGTAATAGCAAAACGTTCTTCACCAAACTCTAACTCTCTTTCATAATCTACACGTATAGACATAGTGCGCAGCATAGAAATAACTTTGCTCAATTCTGATTTAGAAATTTGATTATTAGGATTTTCTAAATTCCATCTTCTGAAGTTTTCGTATGGATTTAAGAATTGTTTTCTAATATTGTCTAAACTACTATTATTGTTGTTTGCATAGATTGGGAATCTATATTTCTTATTGAAATACAATATAGAATTTTTATAAACATTCATTATAGTAAAAAACTCTCTTGGAGAAGGTTTTAACTTACTAAGTGTTTTAACTCTATAATACTTCAAATCTTGAATTCTAATATTTTTAAGATTTTGTATTTTTCCTGAATTTATTCTAAAATTTTTCTGTCTTTCATTTATTGGGAATGATTCATAGAAATTTTTTGCGTTATTATCTATTCCAAACAATCTTCCGTTTGTATTTTTGAATTGAACAAATAGATTATTTGTGTTTGGAATATAATTACCATTATATTTTGCAATATTGGATGGTTGTTCCAATTTCAAAAATTCAATATCATAATCATAACGATAATTTGATGTTGGCGCAGAAAGTATGAATTTATTTGGTTTAATAAAGAATTCATCTCTATCGAAATAGTCTTCTGATTCTAAGAATACACCATATAATTTGATTAGATTAGAATACAATTTCAAATCAATATCATAAATTCTATTCGCATCGGAAACTTCATTTAATTTTAATCGAATATCCTTTGAATAAACAAAGTTATTATTGATTTTAATATCAAAAGGAATTACTTTTAATATTCCTTCGGTCGAAATTTCCAATGTCCAATAGTAAACTGGATATTCTACACGAATATAAAGTGCATCATCTACTGATTGCAATTCATTGAAAGTCAATGTATTTACATCAACAATCAATTCAGGTGTCAATGTTCCATTATCATCACAAGATATTCTATAAAGATTGTTATTCGTTACATCTTTCAATATAGGATTCGTAATTGTACTACTATCTATATTTTTTATCCATTCTGTGTTTATTGATAAATCATCTTTCAATGTAATTCGAAAGACTTTACCCGAATGAGATTTGATGTCTTTGAATGTTACATATTTTCCATTTTCTGTATCAGAATAATCAGTAAATAGTGAACCTGAATAACCAGAACTATTCCCTAATATTGTAATCTTTATGTAATCAGTATTCTTTTGTGAAGTGAATTTAGGAATATTTACACGGTCTACTAATGTTTCACGGGTTTGTACATTTGATTCCGAGTCAATATACACTTCCCAGAAATCTAAATTAGCATCTTGAATAATAACAGGTTCTAATACTTCGGTCTTAGATTCACCAACAGGATTTACTACCAAATTTCTTGTTAATTCTGAATCAATAGTAAGAGTATAAGGTTTGGTTTGGTTTAGATTTAGAATATACGGATTCAAATATGAATCTAATTCAAAATTACCATAACGAGCTAATCGTAGATTGTCATTTACTTTCAATCTTATCGCTCTTACTATTCCTGTTTCCTCAAATACTATAGTTTGAATATCAATAATTCTAAATGCTGTATTAAAATCAATATCATAAGAATTTAATGATTTATCAAATTTTGAAAAATTCAAATGAATAATGTCATTAATTGCAAACAAATCTTTATACGATGGGTCTAATTCTATAGAATATTCAGGATAACCAATAATTTTGAAGTCATTCAATAATCTATATTCTATTTTAGATTTAGAAGAGTGTTTGACATGATAACCATCTGAGTATGTTATAATCTCACGTACATTAAGACCAAAATCTTTCAATATATGAACAGGGTCGTTTACAAATTCAACAAAACATTCTGTAGGAATTCTATTTACACTATCAATTTTCATATTTTTGATAATCAATGTTTCGTAATTGAAGTTATTATCAATTATTGTAATTGATTCAAGAGAACTCAATGCACTCATCATTTCTATATTCCAGAAAGTAAGTGTATTGTTTTTGATATAGAAGGAATTTGATACTGTATCTGTTGCATTTAGTGTTTCGACAGAACCACTATTTGTAAGTTTATATTCCCAATATGATTCTAAATTAGGTACTTTAAATATTTTGTATTTTGTTGGTACGATTGAATTAAAAATTAATGAATTGGTATTTTTAATTTCCGTTGTTTTAATAGAACCATCGAAATCAATATAGAAATACCATTTTTTGCCATTCCCTTCTGATTCAGTAACATACAAATCACTATCAATATAAACATTCTGAATAGAATTTGTACTATATTTCTTAGTAATTAATGTTCCTATTGAATTTACCGTCAATTCAAATACATTCGTTCTATTTGTTTGTAGAATTGGGTAACGGTCGTATATTTCCCATTCATTAGAATTGTAATTAATCAATTCATCAGTAATTAAATGCAACTCTTCATCAATACTAACAGCAAATATTTTTTCAGAACCAGAATCATTTAGATAAATTTCAGATTCAAATAAGTATTCCTCATAATTATTTGTATTGATTGGAATTGTTCTGACATTGTTCAAATTATCCTTAGAAACTCTAAATTTCGAACCATTTTCCGATTTAAGGAATATAGGTTGTATATTTGTAGGTAAATCTTGATTATCATTAGCAATAAACAAATTTCCAGAATAATCAATACACAACTTTTCATTTAGAGAAAAATCTATTTTATTAGAGTATGATGAATTATAGTTAGATAATTTTTCTTTAATTAATTCACCATCATTAGAAACAGATATTTTCCACGATTGTTCATTAAATTTATATCGAAGAGCAATAGATTTATATGTTTTCTTTGCTCTTATAATTGTTCTTTTTGCATTTTCACCGATAGATTTCTTCGTAGTTAATGCGCCCAATGTATCAATAGTAAGAAGATATTGATTATTTGCGTTCCAAACAAATTCTGGTGCATAGTAATCAACAATCTCGTACAAATAATATTCACTAGATGGTATTTTAGACGTAATAATATTACCACTTCTATTTACACTTACTTTCCATCGATTTTCATTTATATCTTCAATTACAATATATTCTATTGTGTTGATATTTGCATTTAAAGAATCTGTATAAGGAATAGTAATCAATGCACCATCTAAATCTGTTACTATTTCATAATATACATCTTCTTGATTCTTTGGTCTTGATGAATATGTAGGAAGACCTGATGATTTAATTGGAAAAATGTGTCCTTCGTCTGTACAGAAAACTTCTACATTGAATATATCTTCATTTGATTCAATCGATAGAGATTTATTCAATAATAGATTTGTAGTAAATGCTCCGTCTGTATCTATTACCATACTCCATAGAAATTTACGGAAGGACGAATCATCTACCAATGGCATATAGAAATTTAGGGTATCCAATGCGTAAATTGGTTCTAATCGTCTATCTGTTAATTTAATAGGATTATCAATATAAACCGATTGATTTTGTGCTAAGACAATAGGTTCTTTCGAGAATAATTCAAAAGAACGATTATACTCTGTAGAATTAAATGGGTCGATTACTGGATTGCCGAAATATGGGTCATCAGAAATTTCTATTTCATATTGAACATTATCAGCAATTAAATGAGGGAAATTGAAATCATAATAAGAATTTACTGCTTGTCTTTTTGAGATATTTAAAACCATCGAATTCAAATCAGGATTCAAATTCTTAATTCTAGGTATAATCAATTCTTGAAAATTTCCATTCGTATTTGGATAAAGTGTGTTATTACAGAAAGATACTTTAAAGAATAATAAACAATTAGTATCGTGATAATAATTTGGTAAGAATACACTATTTGTATTTTCGTCTATATTAAATGTAACAACTTTTGATTTATATACAAAATCATAATCTTCCGAGAATTGAACACGAACACAATTGAATATATTGGTTTCCGTAAATGAAATCTCTGTACCATTTAATTCTTCACTATATCTAATAGTGAAATTAGAAGTGGAATTTGTGTTATTGTATACTTTAATATCAGTTTTTCTAAATTCAATATAACTAGACCAAGACGAATGTTGATTGCTCGATATTTTCTTAAATTTACCAAAAATACTAGTTTCATTATCGAATACATTCATATAAAACGAATTATCATAGGAATAACAAATTAGTACATTCGATACTGTTGGTTCTACAAAAAAACCTATTGTTGGTTTGAATTTAAGAGTTTCGTCTGTTATTTCTGTTTCGTTAAACAAAACCTGAAATAATGGTTTAGCAATTATATTATTACTTACTGTTTTGAATATTAATTCAACATCACGTTCTGCGTCAGAGTTATACAAACTCAAAAATGCAGTAGAATTTTTATACGAAAATAGATTTTTATTTGTACTTACAATATAAGGTTTTGCATAAAGATATTCGGACTTAGCAAGCAAACTTGTTATTTCCCAAATATTACAAACATTTGAATTATATTTTTTTCTTGTAAGTAAATGTTTACATTCTTGGTCTAGGAATAAATCAATATAATAATTTTCTACAATCTCACCCAATGGTAAAATATTAGAATTAAATGTGATAGACGTATTATTATTCTCCAAAAGAATATTTTCCGAATAGAATTCAATAATATTATTAGAGACAGTTTCCGATTTTACAAAACTAGGAGTATAGAACTGAAGATTGTTCAAACTGTCTAATACAAATATTTCAATATCATACAATCCATTCTGAAGCGGAAAGAAAGAAACTATTTTGGAATTTAATTCGGTTTCATTCGATACAGAATCAAATACTGTACGTACTATTGTATTATTGCCTCTGTTTTTTACTTTTACTACAAAATTAAAAGACAAAAATTCTTCGGTTTCTATTTTACGATAGAAATTTATAGTTAATGTATCTCTTGTAGAATTTAAGTTACAATCATCTACTCTATTATTTGAATAATGTATAAATTCTTTATATTCATCCAAATAATATTCTTTTGTTATAAATTCGGAATTTTCAAACAAAACATCATTACCCAAATCTAAAATATTAGGTAAAGACAAAAATGATATATCAGTAGTAGTCTGAATATTACCAGACAAATCTACTGTAATATAATAATTTTGAATTTTTATTGCATTTGTTAGAATTTCTGTATTGTCTGCAATTTCTCTCGTTGTTAATGCACCATTTATATCCGCATATAATTCAAATAATTTTTCACCAGTAATCGAATCTCTTAAATATTTTTTAGAGTATAGTATTTCTTCTGCAAAACATTTTTGAGTAAACAATGAACCAGGCGCATATAAAAAGTCAAGTGTAGTCAACCAACCCATGTTCAATTGAGTATTTGCAAATGTATTAGATGTTACCTTCTGTAATTTTGACCAAATATAATCATAGTTATCAAAATTATTATTCAATTTGTAACCAACACGAAGGAAATATGTATTATTCGGTGGTACGTCTTGGAAAATTGCTGTTTTCTCAAATGTTAAAATTTGATTGAATGGTTTATCAAAATACGAATCTTCGTATATTTCGTATAGATAATACTCTGGTTCAAAATTTAGATTAGAATTTTCAATGTTTACATAGAATGAATCACCAGATACTAATGTTTTAAGTGTTGGTTCAAAAAGTCTTTTAGGAGAAGTAGAACTATAATTAATAAATCTATATCCACTCGTATTTTCTTCATTGAAATCTACTGAATTAGTAAACCATTTGCTTTTAATACCATTTGTTTTGCTAAAATAACGAATTCTTGAATAGTAAGAGGAATTAGCATCAAATATACTAACAGGAATATTCAAATTAATTTTGTCTGTAAAGAAACGACTATTTCTCGTATTCGGGAACTCATTGTTTCTATTTAATCTATCTAGCCAATTAGTTTCTATCAGCCAATTTTTATTTGAATCCGATTCCTTTAATCCTATCGTATCGTCTATTCTTATAGATTTAGACTCAATAGTAGAACCTGTTAAATATGCTTTTGATTTATCGATATTAGATATATCAAATATTGCATAATCCTTAATTTTGTAATCAGTAGAATCTTTATCAAATGTTAATTTTGTAGCAGGTGCTTCACCAAGATTCTTTTCACGATTGAGCATAGTATCATACAAATCAGTACCTTTGAATTCGATAGTATTGATTTCATCGTGAATAGCAGCAACATCAAATTCATCTATCATTCTAGAATTATAGTAAGAATTATCAAACATATAATTTGCACGGTCAAATGATTTTATTTTCATATCCATATCTGTAATTGGATTTGAAATTAAAGGAAGATTTCCGTGCGGAAGGAATGATGTATCTCTTACTTTTTTAAGTGGTGAAGTTTCTTTTATTCTTAGGTCTTTAAATTGTCCAATACCAATCGCATTAAAATCTGCTTTGCGTTCTGCTACGTTTAATACTCTCCATTTTGCTCTCCAAGAATGTTCACCGTTACCTTCTTGAATTTCAACAGACGCATGATAATATCCAGCAAAAGGAACGAACATTACATATCGACCTCTATATTTTCTAGAAGTATAAGGGTCTGAGAATGTACTCATATAACTCCAATCCTTCTCGGAATGTTGAATTTTCCAACGAATTGACGGTTGATAATATTTTGAACGTGAATCTTTGATTCTAAAATATGCTAACGCACCATTTTCAGGACTTGGATTTACATCTAAATCAGAACGCATTACATTTATTTTGCAATCCAAATCACGAATACGTAATGGAGAATCATCCAATTCAAGTAACGTAAACGAACCCAAAAATCCAGTACTTCCTAATGTATTTAAATTGTTAATAGTTACATTATCTAGAAAAATATCAATGTATGTAAGTATTTTAAGAAACTCAGACGTAATTATATTCAATGGAAGAAAATCTACATTCAATTCTTCTGGTGTAGAAATGCCAAGCTGGTCAAATAATGAAAGTATAATTTCATCGAGCAAATCTAAATTTAATGAATTTTTATATCCAGGATGTTGAAAGAATCTATAAGGTGTCATTGACCTTATAGAATTCCAAAGCTGATTTACAGGAATAGTAGAATTCTGAAATAGATATTTCTGTAAAATGGTAAAATTAATCTTCTTATCATTTGTAGAATCAGTTAGAGAATCTATTCCATTTGGAAGATTGTTAATATCAATTTCTATATTACCTCTATTATTGATAATATAATCTATTGGCAAATCACTACCATCTGCGCGATAATTGATAAAAATATCATAATTATTCTGAAACGAAGTTTCATTGAAATTTTTAAGAACTAATTCGATATATTCATCTACTGAATTTTCTTTAATTTTATAGATAATTGGCGGTAATTCACTTTCCTCCAATTCAGAATTATAAAGACTAAACCATGCAATAGCACGGTCTGGACGTGCAAACGCAAAGAACTTACTACCTTCCATTGTTGTTGGTTCAAATGGAAGAATCATTTCTGCGATATTTTCATTCGACCAATAACTATAGACAGGTGCATTGTAATTCTCTATACGAGCATAAGGATATATTAAGCTGTTTGAATCAAATAATTTATTTGAATCTGAATAAGTTTTACCAAATGTATTCAGAGAACCATCATTCAATATATGAATATTATAGTAATAATTATTAGAATTATAGACTGCAATTTTTTGAAAAAGATTATCAACTAATACATTTTTTTGAGGAATTCCCAAATCCTTAATCGTATATACATTCCCAGAATCAGATACTTTTACTTTCCATGTAAATCCATCTGGTGATATAAAATTAATATGTTTAGGTAGATTAGAAAAAGTATTACATTCTTTCTTAGTATACAAACTACCATCTTCTAAAGCAGATAGTCTATATGTAATACCATTATAAGATGTAATTAAATATGAATAAGAATCGAAAAAATCACTTCCGTATTTTTCAGAACGAAGATTACCCAAACCATCAAAATAAACAGCATAAGGTTCTGAAAAAATATTAGAATTTTCAGACATTGTTGGGTTGCTATTTACCCAAAAGAATTGAAATGGTGTAGTGTTCAACTCAATATCAAAATAAGACAATCCATTATCATCTACTTTTAATTTATAACATTGTTTGTTATTTGCATTAAATTGTAGAAGAGTAAGACCTTCTGTATGTTCTGTATTTGAATCCGATATATCATATGCATTAAATGCATTTTCTGCTGGATTATAATACAACTCAAATTTATTGGAATTTGCAGATGGTTGTATTATTTTTAGATTATCGGATACAGATAATTGAAGAGATAGATTACCAATACTATAATTATCTTCAGGAAGAGTTATAATATTATTCAAACTTTCTGTATGAAGAGCACCAGAAACAAAATCAACACTAATAGAATATCGACCATCGAGTGTAATCAATTCTTCAGGAATAAATTCTGCGTTGTTGTATAAAGAATCTCCTTCTGGGACTTGAATAGTATAAAGTGATTTGTTTATATCTGATACAATTTTGAATATTTTAGTATTGACTATATTCGTACACGTATCAATATAATTTGAACGTATCAGATAATATTCAATATCCGATACATCAGGTGTTACAAAATTAGTAACTAATGCAGAATTGAAAATTTCCGATGGATTAAATTCTACACTTAAATTTTGAATATTTGATGAATTATTGAATATGATAGTATCCGTAATTACACTCGACAAATCCTGATTTGTATAATTTTCAGTATACAAATATCCTGCATTTGTAATTCTTATAATTTTATTATCTAATAATACACCATCTTCTATATTAGAATCATAATTATCAATAATTGGGTCTAATGCACCATCATTGTCTATTAATATTCTATAGACAGTGCTATCATCATCTGAACGTAAAAAGAATTCGTCGATACCAATTAAATCTTCATTATATTCCCTTGCTGTTACGATTGCACCATTCAACGTCACATTTTTAATAGACCAACGATATGGTGTAATAGGATTAAATGGTATAAGATTATACTCTTTGATTCTATATTTCAATCCAATTGGAGTAGAACTCAATTTACAAAAATATGCAGAATTAAGTAATTTGAATGAATAGTCATTTAAAAATATAGTAGTATTCGTACTATTGTGAATATTACTACTTCTTAATTCTAATTTTTCCGTAGTTTCATTGTAGTATACGTAATAAAGGAAATTATCCGAAATCTTAACTAGATAAGAATCAATTAAATCTATTGGAGTGCTTCCAAAACTATCTATAAATTCTTGATTATAAACATCGATTTTGAATGTACCATCTTTTAGAATTCTTACCGAATATTTCGAATTCTCATTTGTTAGAGAAGAAACTATAAATCCATCTACATAATTTTTCGTGAAGTTAAATCCATTCACTGTTAGTTTCGAATCTTTATAAACTGGACTATATCCATTTGGTAGAATATTTGATATTTTTGGATGTGTAGAAATATTGCCTAATGAATAATAGCAATCTGATTTTCTAGAAAGAATATCAGATGGCTTTAGATTATAATATTTTAGACCTAATAAATCGAGACTTCGGGTAAGAAAATCTGATAAATCAGTAATATCATTTTCTGCTGGTTTTGCAAAGAAATTAGGTGGTGTTCCATTTCCTATTTTGAAAATAGTATTATTGGAATTCCATGTAGAAAGAAGAGATATGTTAAATTTTACTATCTCTGCGTTAATATCTGTAATTTTTGCATTAAATGGAAGAAATGATTCTTGCAACAAATCTTTCAAACTAGAAAGTTTTGCAATAATATCTGCTTTTGATTGGGGAATTACTAACTCTCTATCAGGATTAGTAGAATATATCTTACCAGGTTCTACTGCACCACTTTGTTGCTGCAATTGTTTTTGTTCCGCAATTAATTCTGGATATGTTTTAACAGGTGGAATTACAAAAGTTTGTGACGGTGAATTAGATGTAAAATTCTGAATCAAATTTGCATTAGAACCACTCGAAGGATATGTTACTCCATCACCAGGAAGTTTCTCTACTGATAATGGATAGTTGAACGATAGACCACCAGAAGGTACTATCATTCCTGAATTTATTCCTTGATTTATTTTGGAATTATTAGCAAGAGTAGCATTACTTACTTTTAGATATTTCAATGCACCTTCTGTACTTGCCTGTAAATCAATATATTCTTGTTCAATATTCAAATCACTCCAACCAAGATGGTCGAGTACATTAAATAATGCTTTATATGAACCGATATATGGAAATATTTCTTCACCTGTAAGAATTAATTCTTTAGACTTTACATTTCGGAATACAGAATCTTCTATACTATCATCATTGCTATAATCTTTATATACGTTTAAATCTTTGAATTTATCCCAGCCTTTATTACTCAAATAAGTTTTAAGACGTTCTTCAGAACCAACAACTTCACCATAAAAATAAAAATCACAAATCACATCTTCTATGACAATTTCCGCAGTAACCTGTCGACCTGTTTCTTCATTAATGAATGTAGTATTCAATTCCTTAACGAGATAGCATCTAAGAATACGACCGTATTCATTTTCTTCGTCAGATTTTATATAACAATTGAATGAATTATATTTTGATTTTTGACGTTCTGAAAATGAAATATTATTTTCAGTCAAATCAAATTTAAACAAATTAACATCACTACCGTCCGTAGAAAGTGGAAATGTATTTTCAATTTTCTTTACTGTAGGAAGGGAATCAAATTTTGAATCAGAAGATTTGAATCTATTTGTTATATCTACTTCAAATAATGAAATTTGGTCTTTCTTTTCTTCATGTGAAACTAAATCATTAGAATCAGTCCAATCAAAATACACGTATGCTCTTGAATATTCAAGTTCGTCTGTAATTCTAACATTACTATTCAACGTACTTAGATATTCAACAGCATAGAAATCAATAGAATCTAATTTATCAGTTTGTAGATTTACTTTTAATGGTACTGTAAATTTAGCAGGATTTTCATCGCGTTTTGTCTGAAAATCAAGACTGTCGACATCTGGACTTTGTGTAAAATACAAAGTATCTGTTTCGTATAAATTTGTCGGAACAGTATCGAATGTAATATTAAATTGTGGATGACTTGCAAATTCAAAATAACGTGGAATAAGATTATTTCCACGTCTATCGTAAATTGAAAGATTGTGTGTAGTAACTAAGGAATTTAACTCTAATTCAAAAAGTCGTTCTCTTAATTGTACATCTTTAATATTACTATAAAAATCTACTGGTATTTCGATTGCCATTTTTAATTTCTTATGTTTTTAATTAAACAAAATTTTTGAACAATTCCTTTATTCTTTGCTTCAACATTTGTTTTTGTGGAGTCGAAGTTCCTATTTGATATTTATAAAAATCTAATATATCATCGATTTTAAGAGGTGATGTCCAATATTCTAATAAACTTTTAACAAAATTTTCGCAATTATTCAATATAAACATAATAGAATCGTGCTCACCAAATTTAGCATTCGTCGTAAAATTTACGACCTCCCGTGAAAATGTATAACCATTTTTATCTAGTGCATCATATATAGGAATTAAATAATCATAATATCCCAAATATGTTAATAATCCCTCTACATTTTTGAATAAATCTGTAATATTTATTATTGATAACAAAATATCAGAATTTATAGTTTCTTTACTAGATTTTTTTATACGTATCTCTACAAAATTTAGTAAAAGTTTTTTGTATTTAGATATTAATTCTGGTTTGGATTTTAATACATCCAAAATAAATAAACAATTTTCATTTTCGGTTTTATCTATGTAATTATTTTCTATATAATTAATATACTTTTCTGGGGTTTCTATTATCAATTCTTCTGTAAAATCTAGAATTTTATCATCAGTATTATCTAAGTATATTTTTTTAAGTTTTGGTGTTATTTTCTTACCAAATTTTGTATTAAATTTCATTAAAATTTCATAAGGTGTATATTCAAATTCTAAACCGCCTTCGTACACCGTATATTTTTTATTAAATAAATTTTTATCACATTTTTGTAATAATTTAATAGCAACATCAACATTAAATTCTGTAAAACGATTCATTGCTAATAAAGCAGGTATAGATGTTTCTTCATATACAACCTTATTTTCCTTATTATATGAGAACGTGTGGTTGAAGTAGTGTGAATTTATTAAATTATTTACTAGACAATATTCTAATATTTCAGAGAATGAATTTCCACCATCTATCAAACCATACGAAAAAATAGGTCTTTTATTACGTGGATTTGTATTATCACCATTAAAAATAATTTCTATACATTCATTAACAGTCTTGCATAATTTACCATCTATGTCTAATGGTAAATTATTTTCTAGATAGTGTAGTAATTGTATCAAATTCAATGAATAATTAAGTTCATCGTTTTCATTATAATAGGTATCTTCGTATACAAAATAATAATCAATAAAATAATTATCATTTGATTTTCTACCCAAAAACCCATAATAATTATCATCTAACCAATCTTCTATTATTATTTTAGAAAAATTTAAATATTCATCGTTTTTTTTATTAAATTCATCCTCTGTTATTCCATCTGTCATCCAATTGATAAATTTTTCTGAATTTTCTGTTTTATCTTTAAAATATTTTACTATATTAAAATAATTTGGTGTAAGACTGGCATCTTTTTTATTAAATATTTCAAATGGTTGAAATATTTTAGTTTCCAATTTTTTTTGTAATGTTTCCAAATTAGGATATTTTGCAAATGCAATATACGAACTATCCGAATTTACTGTCGAATCATATATGTAATAAAATTCAACACCACTCTCTATATAATGATTCCAATATGCAGGTGTTTTGGATGTTGTACACCAATTTGTACATTTATTACCATATTCAAATGATGCTTTATGTGTTTTTGGTTGAACCGCAATTATTCCATCAGACTCGTAAATTATTTCTATATCGTCTATTAATTTTATTCGTTCTATTTCGGATTTTCCTTTAAATAGTGATCTTGTTGACAATTCATCTGATAAAGAACTATAAGTAGTGTATTGATTAATATCACCTTTCTTATCTTTTCCTAGATTTTGTTGCTGATTAATAAAAATTTTTAAAATATGCTGGTATCTATTTAATGTAAATTCATTTTTTGGCATTGAATCTTTATCAGATTCAATCCACCATTTACACATTATTTCTGTAAATTTGAATTTTACTTGGTCTGGGTCTTTGCTCTTTATTAATTGAAATTCTTCTTCGGAAATTAAACCCTTATTTAGATATTTCTCCCGTGCGGATTTTAATGATTCTAATATAGAAATATAATGTTTGGATTCATTTATAAAATAATCCTCGAAAGATAATGTATAATGTTTTTTCATTAATTAAAATCGTAAAAATTTTTATGAATCATAGGATTCTTTTCTTTTTTAATATCACGGACGGAATCAATAAGATGATTTAATATTGGTTCTATAGAATCCAAGAGTGCAACCATATTTGGATTTGTAAGAAAATATTTGGAAAGCATGTTTTTTAATAGATTATTTCGATGCTTTGTACCTGTATTTACTCGTTCTGTATTTCGGTTTCTTATATTATAAAAAACCTTGTGATTTACTTTCATAATTTGTTAATTGTTTACTAATGCGTTTAGTTTTTTATCCTCAAGATTATAAGACGTAGATTCAGAAAAAGAAATGTTTACTGTACATGGTTCTAATGGGTCAAAAGTATCGGAATGAAATACACCAGACCTATCATTCCAACCACCTCTTAACAATGCTATTTCTTTATCACCAATAACTATATCGCCGAACATATCTAAATTGGAATAGTAAAAATTAGAAAATTCATCGAAACTCATAATAAACTCCAATTTACGAAGCATAGTAAGACTATTGTAGTTTTCGGGAAATACTACGGTTTTCAATAAACTTGATTTTCGAAAATCATCATTCAAAAGATAAAACAATTCTCTTTCTATATCTTCGGAAATAAAATTAACATTTACTGAATCTACTTCTGGTAACGATTCTATAATCGCTGTAATATCAGATTTTGGTATTTTAGTTCTTCTGCTTACATTCAGGAAATATAAAGATAATTGTGTTTTAATTTTTGTTCTTACAACTTCAAAATCAGAACCTTTCCAAAGCGCAATAGACATATTTAAAATATATCTCTTAATTGTAGGTTGAACGAATATTAATTTAGAACCTATTAGTTTCTGTCCAGATGATTCGAGTGTTTGCTCTATTGTAAATTGTTCTCTTGGATTCAAAATAAAAGAACTAATAGGAATATCAAAATATGTTTCCGTATCTGATTTTCTAAAATTTGGATTAACTGTCAAATAAGCATATAGAACATTAGACAATTTTTGAATATCTGCTGCTGTTGCATCAGGAAGAATATCAGAATCTTTAGGTGGGTAAACATCTATCATTGAAAAGTATCTAAACTTTTCGAAATATGCAATATAATTTTGTGGTGTAGCAAGCACAGAAGATTGAGACATTTTATTCATAAGATGTTTTGTAACATCATCATCTTCCGAATTTTGACCGAAAGAAACAGATGAAGACAATTGAATATCAAATATCGTATTCAAATCCACACTATTTCCAAATTCATCGTCTGCTGGAGTAGTAAATGTAAATGTATGTCTTGAATTTTCTGTTAGATTTCCAAGCACACCGTCAGTAACTAATAATTGTATTTCGATAGTAGCACCAGAATCAGGAATACGACCATAGTATCCATTTCCAAAAATAAGGTCAACACCACCATTTCCAGTTCTAGAAGTTTGTAAAATATAATTAGTTCCATCTTGAGGCATGTCTCTCAATGAAACCTTTTCAGTCCAAAGTTCACCATTCACCTTTACTATAGAATAGAAATTTTCAAACATTCTATTTACAGGTGGATTAAATGAATATGATTGCATAGGATTTCCGTCCGCAGTTTGAACTTGTCGAATAACTTCGCCTTGTACAATAGGTAATTCTATCTGAGAAGTATTTGTTGGTAAATCAATTTCAAAATAATCCTGAAACATAAAAACAAAATAACGAAGACCATTAGAACACGATAATTCAGAATAGTTGTATAATTTAATCTTGTTATTCGATGCAGCTCCATTCAAACTAGAACGTTTTTGCGTAAGCAAAATATCACCACGTGCAGAAATACCACGAGTAGCAGAATAACCATTTTGCATTGCTATTCCATATATAGAATTTCTACGCGAAGCAGTAATAGGATTTAATTCTGTAACCGCATCTTCTATATACAACAAATTCAATTGAGAAATGCGATTCAAAACTGCTAATATTTGACCAAATGCAGATGATTGAGTAAATACACCTTCTGCTTGTCCGTACACAGAACGAACAAATTCCAAACTATCACGCATCAAATCCGTAAATACTACCCTCGAACGGTCGATTATATTTGCCATTTATTATTTTTGAAATTAATTATTATGGAGTATACTTCAATTCTAGTTTATCATTAATATAAACATTGATAAATCCTGTTCTGGAATATGTATTGTAATCTATATTTACCTTAATATCATATTCTTGGGAATCTTCACCAATATATTTTTCTATTTGCTCGTTAATTTCCTCTATTAATTGGTCTTTTACATCTTCCAATTCAAAAATATAAGATTCTAAACCTACACCAAATAAAGGGTCTCCAAGTACATCACCTTTATTTGTTAATAATATCATTCTTATCTTTTGTTTAACAATATTTACAGGATTTGTTTCGTCGATATAAAAATTTTGGTAAGCAATTTCGGTATCTGATTGTACATAAAGTTCTCTCATATCTTTCTATATCTTTCTTTATTTTTAGGAAATCATCACAAAGGAATCTGCTGTTTGCTGGTCTAATATTTCCTGTTTTACTTGGTCTAATTCTGTTTGACCTTCAGATGAAAACAAATCTTTATTCAATCGCACACCACCTGGCATATTCATATCAAACGCTCCAAGAACTCTCGATGTAGAAAGTTTTCCTTGTGCTGCACAGTATTTAAGGAAATACGGGTCGTTATAGAGAAATTGGTCTTCGAGTTTTACGTATGTTTTTAATATAACATCTCTTGTTGGATTTCTACCAATAAAGACTAATTTCTTAGAATTTGTATTATATCCATAATTTATATCTTGGACATAAAAAGCCCGCATCAAATCTAAAAATGCTAGACGTGCAGTAAGAGCAACTAATTCACCAGCAATTCCTCTATTGAATAGAAGTTCTGTTGCAACAAGACGGTCAATAGTTAATTCTTTTCCTATACCAGCAAAACGAATAGCACCACCAGCTTCTTGAACTCTTGTAATATGAGTAACACAATCTGGCATTACGATAGTTCTATTGCCCTTGAAAGCAGGATTCTCAAATTCTTGAAGTGGAATTACATAGTATTTAGATTCTACTGCTCTATTGTAATTAATATAGAACCAATCTTTAGCACGAGTAATTATTCGACCAATTTCCGCTTCGTTGATATAAAGTGGAAGAGAACCACTAACTGTAAGAATGTCTGAAATTTCCTGTACACATTCATCAAATGTAAGTGCCATTTTGTTTATTTCTTTTTTTATTTTTTCATATCACTATAAGCTGGAGAAAAGACACTAATGTCATCCATTGTTTTAAAGTCTGTGCTATAATATCCAATCTTTCTTAATATACAATCATCAAACTTTCCAAGAACAGGATATTTTCTATTATGAATCCAAAATTTAGAAAAGTAGTTATCATTGCTTCGGAATATACAATCTTCAATTTTTCCTTTTTTGAATGTATTTCCTCCATAAATTCTACATCCATTTAATTCTACATTCAATCCAATGGAATCATACACCCAACATTTTGCAAGAACACCAGATACTTCACAATTTATAATTTCATATCCATTTAAATATGCATCAGTAATTCTTGCATTTGCAATTTGATATTTCGATAACTCAGAATCGTAATTAATATCTGCTTTCTCTACATTATTTTTATAGAGTATATCAAAAAGAACGTATTTGAATGATTGCCAATACGTCTTAATAACACTGAGTGAATCTGATAAATTTACAGTAATGTGAATTTTTGGAAACATTCTTTGAAAATTATCAGGGTCGTTAAAACATTGCGCAATAGTACTAATTTTAGAATTTATATCTTCAAGTTGTTTCAATTCGGATTTATCGAGAATAGAATTATTTTTAAGTGTATTATACAATGTTACAAATGTATAATCAATAATCTTCATAATATCTTCAAATCGTTCTTCGTAATTACTACCACCCAAATATCGAATTTCTAAATAGTTTTTTTCTAATTTAGAAAAATTTACTCCGTAATATTTTGTCTTTGGAAATGAATAATTAAGCAAGTTTTCTACAGAATCTTCTATATTTAGAAATGGATTTATTCTATGAATATTTTTAATTGATTTTGTATAAACATTATTTCTTCTATTTGGAAATAAACCATAAATCAATTCTTCGTCATAGGATAGTATGAATTTCATAATATTTAATTCGAATAACTTGTGTTTCAATCCTATATCATCAGCAAATGATATATTAAAGTGAATACCACACAAATCATTTGTCCAACCATTTTCTTTTATAAAATTCAATGTACCAGCCAATACAGTACGAGCATCATAATAATTCATACTTCCCGTTACCAATTCTACCATATTAGAACCGCCAGAACCATCTGCCTCCAATTTGAAATTAGAAGCAGATGGTTTGAATTCTGAGTGTGGCGGTACAATAACTTTTGTTTGACCAACTACTGAATATGGAATAGTAATTGTTTTATTGGGAACATATTTAGAATAAATTGTCTTTAGTTTTTCTTTTGAATTAGAACTATAAAATTCGAATTCAAATCCTATATTACAATTTTTTAATATTTCATATTCATTTAGTATTCTCATTTTTGGTATAAAGTATTAATTGTCTTTATTATTCGAAGACGTTGAATAAATCGGATATTTCAAATAAATTTTAGAATCTTCTGGTGATACTCTACTTACATATACATCAATCATTTTTCCACGCTCAATAGAAATTCCATTTCGATTGTATTCCGAAATTTCATTTGAACTCAAAAGACCACGAACATTAAATCCTGATGATTTCTGAAAACTTACAAATGCATAATCATTCTTTAGGAAAATTACTTCACCTGTTTGAATACTACCTTCGGATTGTTCTCGGAACAATTCATATCCACGTCTAATTTTTTGAATGTCATTGTCTGTTTCTTCTGCTGTCTTTTGTGTCAATGTAAATTTAATAGTTCCACGCAACGTATCTATAGATTTGATGAAGAATGTCACGTAATCACCGTCTTTAATCTCATCGTCTGCGTGTTTTTGTGCAGTAATAGTGTCCAATTGAGATATGTGTAACATACCTGTAAAAATTTCATCAAATTCTACAAAAATTGCATAATCTGTTATTCCAGTAACTTTACCTGTATAATTATTTCCAATCTTGATTGCATCTGCTTTCAATGGAAGAATGTTTTGAATGTATTTTTTGTTGGAAACAATATACATCTTCGTTTGCGGTAAATAGTTTTCAATCATTACAGGAATTGAAGTATTCAACAATGTATCAAAATTTGTAATCTTGTTTGCCGCCGCAAGAGAACCTGGCATATAAACATTTACACCATCGATAGTACAAAAATATCCACCAGCATTTCGACTATGAATATATGCAGTATATACCTTTTCTGGTTCTGTACCTCGTACCTGATTTGCAAATTCTTTTCGTTTGCTATCATCCCATCCATCACGAATACTACAAATTGCATCGTCTGTTTCTTCCATTCCCTTTTGAATAGCATAAATTGATGATGTAGAGAATAGTGTATTTAACTGTTCTGTAGTCTCAATTTTGGAATTAAAAATCTTTTCGAGAAATTTAATTTCTTGTTTTGCATTGATAAATCCAGTAAGACCATTTTCAAAATTTACTTGAATATATCGAGCATTGCTATCAATATAATCTTCATTAATAGATTCAATTTTCATCGGAACACCAGGCATAATGTCTTTAATGACATTTTTTACAGAAAGAAGAGAGTTTAGAAAATTATCGTGCGATTCTCTAGAGAAACTATATTCATCTTCACGAATATCATTTAAAATTTTCTTGTAATTATTAAGAGCGAATTTAGGTTGTTGTTTTTCTATAACAAGCATAAAAATATAAAATTGGGAAAGTAAAAAATAAAAAGTTTAATGTGGCGGTCCTGTATGACCTTTTGGAAACAATGTAGTTACATTTGCGGTCATTACACTACCGTTGATTGTGATAATTTTTGAGTTAATTTCTAATATATCACAATCGATTTTAAAATAAGTGGTTTTGAATTTCATTGAAGTATTTGAATTGTGAAGAATATCTCCATTATTCAATTGTATTCTTGATTCGTTGTCTGCGTGATGAATATCAATATTCGTATTTTTTCGAATATTCATATAAGATTTCTTATGATAAACCATCAATCCTTCGGAGACTTTGTAAGTAAATCTCATATTTTCATCTTCGTCATATATCAACACGTGAGAATTTTTATAAGAATCAGAAACAAATTCACGAATAGTATCAGAAGTTCTTTCATTACTATAATAGACTGGGTGCATACGGTCTCCATCATAGAATCTTACGTGAACAACCGCACCTTTCTTTGGATAAGAAAAATTTCCTCCGCCGTGATTTCGAGTAGAACCGAAGAAATTATACGAAACGGGCCAGCACCACGGCAATTCTTCTGCATCTATTCCATCAAATTTAGAGAATACATTTATCTTACATCTTCCTAAAAAAAGTGGGTCGTCTGAATCGATTATTTGACCAATATACGAAGTATATTTCAAATCTTCCTGAAAAACATCCTTCTGTTCGTATTCTATTGGTTTCATTTAATAAAAATTAAAAAGATAATTAGTGTGCTTTTTGTTAATTAATGTATTTATCAATTTCTATTGATTAAGAATATTGTAAGGTTGTCTATATTTAACAGGGTCGACAGCACCTTCCGTAGGTTTACTTACATTTTTCGGGGAATAAGTAGGTTCTATACTATTTTCTAAACTAGAATTTGATGTAAGTTCTGATTTAGAAATTTCTACATCACGTGTATTTAGTTCTGTTCTATTTCTAAGCATTTCTAATTTTGCTTCGTATCCAGTTTTTTGTACTTCTGCTTTAGAAATTGAATGTTCTGTATTTGCATTTTGTACACTAGACGAATTAATAGAATTATCTAAATTTATACCAGATACAGATGGTGTAATTGTTTCATTTGTTACATCGATATTTGTCAATTGTGCTCTCTGTAAATTGGATTGTAGTTCTATTTTTTCTGGTCTAGATATAATACTTTCATTTTCTAAACTAGGTTTAGAAAGAGATGAATTTTCTAAATTTCCTTTGAACGAAGGCGAATTTGGTAATTGTACGTCTAATTCATTATTTAGATTCAATGTATTTGAATTATTAGATTCTATAGAATTTTGTAAATTTGTATTCAAACTAATATTTGGTGTTTCTATCTTTGAATCAAAATTAAGAGAATTGGATGGTGGTGTACTTAATTCTGAATTAGACAAATCTTTACTTAAATTAGTAAATCCAGATATATCAGAATCGAAATTTGGTGTTGTTATTTCAGAAAGGAATATTTCGTTACTTAAATTAGGTGAATTGGCTGTATCAACCCTTGTAATAAAATTAGAATTTTCCAATTTAGAAGAATCTGTCAAAGTTGCAGGACTTAGTTGATTTTCTAAATTAGGTCTATCATTTCTTTCTGACGTAATTGTGTTTTCTAGATTCAAATCTTCCAATTCAGGAATTAAATTGATATTAGACACATCTAACGTTTCTTTTTTTGGTGTTTCTAATGCAGTATTTGTTAAATTAGAATTCAATTCTGGAATAATTAATACTTCATCCAAATTTATACGTTCTGTTCCATCTGAATTAAGTGTATTATTCAAATTAATACCTTCCAATTCTACTGGCGTGATTAAATTTTCCAGGTTCAATTCACCAATTTCGGAAAGTAGTGTGTGCTCTAAATTAATAGAAGATAATTCAGATTGTAACAAACCATCTAAATTTCCACCAACACTCAAATCAGAATTTATTTCTTCTATATCAAGATTATTATCTAAAGAAATAGAATCACTTATACCTTGTATATCATTAGTCATACCATCAGATGATAAATCAATACTTCCTAATTCAGGTCTGGATATAATATTATCCAAATCGAGTGTATTTATTTCGTGTGACAAACTATGGTCTAGATTTACACCATTGTACTCATGTGAAAGTGAATGGTCAAGATTTACATCGTTGTATTCATGTGATAAACTATGGTCTAAATTCACGTCATTGTACTCATGTGAGAGTGAATGGTCAAGATTTACATCATTGTACTCATGCGACAAACTATGGTCTAAGTTTACATCATTATACTCGTGTGATAAACTATGGTCTAAATTCACATCATTATACTCGTGTGAAAGTGAGTGGTCT